ATGGCAAAGCCGATCATCACGCTCAATGGCCTAAAAATCGTCATTATGTTGGGAATGCTGGTCATTATTCTCTGCGGTATCCGTTTTGCCGCCGAGATCATCGTGCCGTTTATTCTCGCATTATTTATTGCTGTTATATATAACTTATTTCACATAACACGTTGATTTAATTAAATAATTTTCACCACAAAAAGTGCCAAAAATCGCAAAATGACTACACCAGTGACTACACCGTTCGGTGCACTGTATGAAACAACGTGGAACAAATAGACACAAGAAATATACAGGCGGATCATCTTTCCAGGGGGAAGCGCACCAATTCATGAGGGGCGTTAATGTCGATATGGGGATCCCCACCTACCGGAATTTTTTTCCGGTTAAACGTTAATCAGGCTGGTGGGCTTTACCTGTTCGGTAGGTGTTATGATTATCGTAATACCTTTCCCCCAATGGGGTAAAAGCATCAACCGTAACGAAAGTCGTTATGGTTGCCACTGATACCCCAAATTTGGGTATCACGAGTAAGACCCAAAATCTGGGTGTTACTCTTACTACCCAAACTACGGGTAGTTTCCGTAGTTTCATGGTCGAGTTGCAGATCTGCAACTCCCCCATTAACCACAGGCGAATTTCCGCCTTCGGTCATTCCTTAATCATCTGCGTAATCATAATGATTATTCAGCAAGCGCAATTTTGCGCTTTGCTTAAAGTTCAGCGAGTTACCGCGCCGACTTCCTCAAATTGAGGTTTCCGAAAATATCAGCGGGTTAGCGATTAAGCTGATCATTAATTAAACTGCGAAAATTTCGTAGTTTGTGACTGTCTTTCAGGCAGCTTGTTAACAGTCCTCAGAAGCGAGGGATGTAGCCACCCATTTTTGGTCCGTCGGGAATATCAACCAGTTACCGCCGCAACCGCTCCGGCTTCTTCCAGTGGTACGTTATTTTCTCCTTCTCCCGATACATCTCCACGCGGCGACGGTAGGCCAGCAACTCAAGAACTCTGGTTCGTATGTTGCGCATATCCACGCCATTAAGTTCTATACCATCACGGCGCATCACCTCAGCAACAACACGCGCATAGTTTTCGGCTGTCACGCTGTCCGGCTGCGTGGTCTGTTCGTCAGCCTGCTGGCTGATTCCAGAGACGCGGCGGATTAATCGCAGTATTTCGGATTCAGTCATAGCGTACTACGTTACTTATCTTTATTCGGCTGCAACTTTTCCGGTACGTTTCCGGTTGTTTCTTTCAAGTAATCAGCCAGTATCTGTGGGAGGTTGTCGGCAACTCTGGCACTGGCATTACAGGCTTTAACCACTTCCCTTTTAAGCCTATCCAGCATGGCGGGGGTAATCTGTGGGAAGCTCCTTTGCATAGTAAGCGGGAGGCTGTCCATGATTGATGAAATCTGACTCGCCAGCTTTGAAAGCGCGTACAGGCAAAACTCAGTATCGATCACGTCACCGCGATCGCGCTCGTTTTTAAGTTCCTGCGCCTCCGCCTGTGCTGTCAGTAATCTGATCCTGACTCGTAAGAGTTCATCATCATCAATATCGCCTTTGTCGTTTGTAAGCTGGCTAATTGCATTGTTAACCCTATTGTCTATCACGCTGGCAACATCGTAAAACGCCTCACGGCCTTTACGTTCAACGGGAGTCACTCCCCACTTGTCGAACGCTGTCGCACTTACACGGCAGCTTTTCGCCATGTTTTTTTTGTTCATCAGGTGCGATTTCATTAATACACCAACTTAATTACTGCTTCAGGTTGGTGTATTGTTTGCATCTTTCCCTTTTCATTCATAAAGATAGAGCAAACAACAAAACCACCACCACCCCCCTGAAAAGGCTCATAAATAGCGAAAAACCGCGAGGTCGCCGCCCCGTAACGGGTCCATATGCCGGAAAGGACCCGTAAAAAAAAGCCGGATTTCTCCGGCCTTGTCTCAGATGGTTTTCAGCATGCGATCGATGTCGCCGTCATCGCCCTGGTTTCTGCCATCGTACGCCATGCCAGCTGATACGGCTTGCGGGCTGTGCATGTCCATAAAGTTTTCAAAGGCTGCGGTAAGCTCTGGTGCAACCTTTGGGCGCTCCTGCTCTATGGTCATGTTCAGGATTTCACGAGCATTATCGACGCTAATACATGGCACGTTTGCCATTGCACGTAACAGCGGCTGATAGTCGTTATGTTCATGAAGCGCCATAATCGCATCAGCGCGCGGCTTGTCCTGTTCTTCCAGTTTGTTGAGTTGATATACGGCCTCGTAGGTTGATAAACCTCTGTCAGCCATTGCCCGCGCTTCTGCTTTAAATTTACTCGCCAGCGGTAGCGCCATGATGCTTTCATTCGTTGCCATCGTTTCCCCTGCTTATCGCGCCAGCGGCTGAACGGATACGCCAGAACCCGCAAAGGCGGCGCATTTTTTCGCGTCAGTGTCGGCGCTCTCAGGCCAGTTTACGGCGGCGATATTAAATATCCCCGTCTTGTAACACTGTGCTGATTTCTGCTTTGACGTGTCCACGGGGTACGAAGTCAGATAAACAGCCTTGCCAGATTCCTGACCATCCCACGGCTTAAACTCGCCATTGTCCGCCAGCATCAGCGGGGTAAATTCCTGGATAACGCCAGCATCAGCGGCAAAATGTACCAGCGTCGTGGCGACCTGCTGACTGCCTGCAAATAACTCAATGTATGGAGTGTCCATAGAATCCCCCGTTAAGCAATTTTGACAGTAACAAATTTGCGAATATCTGCCGGAACCGGCTGCGGTGCGCTGTGCGTCTGCACGTACTCAATCGCCGGATCTCCGTCCTCAATCCAGTTTTTCGGGTAGTACATGTTTTGCGTTGCCCCCGTTCTTACTGCGTCCTGATCCATAATCGCACCATAGGCCACCAGCCCTTTATTGTTGGTGTTGCCCAGGACAAGCAAATCAGGCTCAAGGAAATATTTTTCTGTGCCGTCGCTGTCGGCGTATTTGCCGGAATAGACGATAAGGGCAATATCGCCCAGATAGCCTTTAAAGCTCACCACTTCGCCCAGGTTTTTACAGGCCAGCTCTGCGGCGGACTCTGAACCACGGGAAAGATCGTACAGCTCACGGAATTTTTTAAAGCTGCGTAACGTTCGCCATACCTCAGCGCCCATAATCATGACGTTTGCGGGGCAACCAGCCTGATCAGCATAAAGCTCGATGTCATAGATTGGATCGTGTGTTTCCTTATCTGCCTCTGACCACTTTTTGCCATGTCCCTGTCTGGCGATATTTTTACTTGGGATCTTCCAGTCGATTTCATAGCGTTCTATGCCTTCGCCCTCAATGATGTTTTTTCCGGTCGTTATCGCATTCACCGCCAGCCATTCCACGCGCGCTTTAATGGCGTTTATCTGGCGGCGCATGTTGCCAGTAATCAGGCGCATACGGCGGTAGGTAGGGTCGTTAAGCTGTGCTGGATCTTCTCCAGCCATGCGCATTATTGTTTTTAATGGATCGATTTCGTGTTTTGGCTTCATGTAGCCAGGGCGAATAATGCTTGTTTCGTACCCTTTATCGCGCTGAACCTGGCTACCCACCATAGGCGAACAAAACGCCGACATAGTGACTTCTTCAATATCCAGGTTATCTAACATGATGTCCTGTGTGTTGAATGTCGCCACGTTCGGGAAAAACAGCGCGGTAAACAGCGGACTGAATTTAAATTCCGCAATATCCTCGCGATTCAGGTACGCAAAAAGCTGGTTAGTGTTAAGTGCTATTGCTTTTACTGTCATTATTCACCCCCGTGAACCTGATTCATACCCAGCGCCGCGCGTAAATAGGCGCGTACCTGCCAGCCTGTTGACGGCTCAACCATCGCCAGCGGATCAAGTCCTGCCGCAATGCCTGCTTTTACGTTCTGCTGGTGGCGTTCCTTGAGCGCCTTCACGATGTCGGGGCTTATGTACACCGAAACACCGCCTTTTTTCTCTTCAGCCATAGTAAGAAATTCCTCTTTGACTTAAAAAATCATAACTGGATGTTCATCCAGATCTGATTATAATCATGATTGCATTTTATGCAATGATGTTGAGTTGTGTTGCAAATTATGAAATGATGATCCCGATCATGTGTGTCAGTGCACCAAAAAAAACCTCATATGCAAAAGCCCGATAAGATGCCTCCTGTACTTATCGGGCTTTTTTGGGTACAAAAAAGCCGGATTACTCCGGCTGTTGATTAGCTGCCTGGGTAATTACGCCATATTTCATCGCTTACACCATCTATACCCATTTCAGCATAAGTGCGATCGACTGCCTTTCTCAGGTCTCCGAAGTTATCCGGCGGCTCCGGTGGCCTCTGTGCCTTCCTGGAACATTCCAGCCGTCGCATCGTAACCTGATGCCGTTCCTTGTCTGTCTCCACCAGCTGCATGACTTCACCCCATCGCGCCGCCGCCCTCCGGTAAAATCCTTTCGCCTCGAGTTCCTCCGCTATGCGGTCATGTATCATCGCCTGACTCTCCGGTTTTTACGTTGATGGTTGTTACCTGTTCCGCTTCGGCAATCTCCCGTTCTGTCAGCGTGGCAAAGTTTGCCGCCGTCGTGGTCATGAATGCGCTTATCAGTTCGGGATGTGCTTTCGCGTATCCTTCCCCGGCGTTGCGGTCGATGATTTTTATCGCCACCCTCAGCCAGTGTTCTGTCAAATCAAGGGCGTGAGATTGTGGTTTTTTGGCGTGCTTCGTTGTCACAGGCTTTACCTCACAGCAATAAAATAAAATTTTTGCATTTCAACCCTTCACCTGTTCACCTTTTGCAATTTTCCCTTTTTATTCATGATGTTAAGGGGTGAACAGTTTCACAAAAACTATTCACCAACTGTTCACCACTGTTCACCCTTAAAGCTCAATAAAGAATCAAAAAGGTGAACAGTGAATAGTTTGGTGAACAGTTCATAAATAACTGTTCACCCTATAATATACTGATATAAAAGACATTTATTGCAGGGTGAACAGTGGTGAACAGTTATTCCATAAGTTTAATTTTTTCCATCGTCATTTGTGACCGATGCACATGATGGCATCCAGTCTTCTGAATCCTCTGTCAGGGTCACATTAGAACGCAAACCGTGCTTCGTTTTCCGTTTCATATACTCCCTGCCATATTCCGCCATTGCCCCCGGCATATCTTTACCGAAGCGCGTCAGTGTTACAGGTTTACCGAATCCGTGTGCCCTCATATATGCCAGATAGGCGTGATAAAGATACCTGCGCGGACTGAACGGAATAATTTCGGCATTACCCACTAACAGACCATCACACATTACCGACGACATGAGATAGCCGCAGAAGTCCACCAGCGAATCGCCCTCGCGTTTTATCACCAGAGCTTCTTCTGATTTCTGCTGCTCATACAGCAGGCGTTTAGCTTCGTCCTGGTCAGAAAAACGAGTAAGCAGGTGGCGAATCACAACCGCCAGCTCTCCTTCTATTTTTTCTGCCAGCATGGGGTCGCGTTCGTTTTCCGGTACAACCTCCGAAAAATTGAATATCACCCGACGACGTGAAATCCCCCCGCTGCGGTCACTGAATGACATGGCGTTATTGTTCACCGCCAACACTACCGCCTGAATGCGTGTTGAGTAGGGGGCTTTATGCTTCGGGTCGATTGCCACCTTGTCACCGCCTGTAATGGCCTTAATTCCTGCGCCATCACCAGCGTAACGGGTCATATCCGGCATGATAATCAGCGAAAAGCCAACCACTAACGCGCGTTCCCTGGCATCTTCCAGCGCCTTCATGCTTGCCGATACCGTGTTGGCCTTACCCGCCAGCATGGTGCAAATCTCCGCCATCACGCTTTTACCACTTCCCCCTGGACCTGTTACCTCAATGAATAACTGCCAGTCGTACCGGTTCGCCAGCACCATGAATAATGCAGCCAGTACGCGATCCGCCTTGCGGTCATTCTCAGCCACCGAACGGCGTAACCACTTCCAGAAATTCGACGCATGTGTTGCCAGCGTTTCCCCCTCTGCTGGTGGGCTGAAAGGTAATTCACTGGCAATTAACAACCAGTCGTTTTTGTTATGCTCCCGAAAATCGCCTGTCCGGGTATCAAAAACACCGTTACTGAATCCAATCAGGTTACGGGCTGTATTCCCCATTACAGGCAAACTTAACTTCATGGTATCGACCGCCGATTTAATGGCGTTCTGCGAATAGCTGATCTCCGCATCAATGAAAATCTGTGCCATAGCTCGCTGTAATTCTTTATCCTGTACTGGCTCCCATACAACGCCGTTGTAATAGTGAACAGTGTCAGAGTCAGCATGAATCGCCAGTTCACCGCCATAATGTGCCAGGAGAACTTCGCCGCGTTGACTTGCTCCCATCTGGTTAAGCGCCAGTGATGAAGCGTTATCGTCTTTTACCCGCTCTTTTTTCTTTACAGGCAGTTCAACTACCTTTTTCTTTTCCGCCTGCTCTGCCCGTTCACGTTCCAGATATTCGCGCCAGTTCTCCCGTTTCTGGCTGTGCATTCCTTCAGGGTAATAATCAGCATCCCTGACACCTGCCGCTGCCAGTTTCTGCCCGATGGTATTAACAAGCCCCGGACGCAATAACCCCGCCTGGTAGAGACGCACGCGATAGCGTCCGTCCGGTACGATTTGCAGGTTGTCCAGTTCGGCAAGTTGTTGCTCTCCAAGCCAGACAGGAGGCACGCTGTCGCCAGCCAGTCGCCCGTCCTGTTCCTGCCACTGCTTCGCATGTGCCCACGCATCACTACCCGCAAAAATGATGACTTCCGTCATTTTGTCACGTGGCTGGTGTTTTAAATTTGGCGCTTTTTTCATTTCTGCTCTCTCCACGCGGCAATCATGTTTTTTAGTTCCTGTAGTTTTTTATCAACATCCATACATGACACATGGTTATTTCTGGAAAGCGGGATTTCCCGCCTGAATCTGCTAATAAAGATCTCCACGTTCAGCGAACTAAGAAATGAATAGCCATCACGGATAAAATACACACGGTCAAACATCAGTTCTTTTACCGTTACTCTGTTACCGTTCTTATCCAGATAAATAGCGCCGGGGATAATTTGGGGGTGTGCATAACCGCTGGCAGTCAAGCCAGATAAATATGTTCTCATGATTATTTATCCCCGATTTAAATCAGTATTCGCTTTCTTTATAGCATTTAATGCATCTGTGGCATTTTCAATGGTGCACCGTAACGAAATATCAAACTGTCCAAGCATTGCCAGTAACAAACCGATATTACCCATATCAATGCGCATGGCCTTTTCGTCATATTCCTTATTTTCTGACGCATACCACATCAGGCTACCAATTGACGAAACAGCCATTGATATATTGTCAGTAGCCCCATCCGCAGCGGAATAAACCTTTTTAGCAATATCATGCTCACAGTTAAAATGCGTATTAATCAGGTACTGGTAATTGGTCATGTCAGGCATGGCACACCCCCTGACGAATACGGGCGACAAAAATAAGATGTGCGTGCGGCAGCTGTGCGCGTGCTTCGCGCTCAGTGGCAGCGGTAACGGTGAATATTGCAATGCTGTCTGTCAGGCACTGCATAAAGCGCCAGACAAAGTAAGGGCGTGCGGATACAGCCATGTGAAAGGCTCCCAGATGAATTTTAAGGAGTCTCGCTACTACGCTGTCAAACATGGTGGCGAGACGTAACAGGGTTGACAGACTGGTCATCTGGAAACCAGCGAGCACAAAGGCTCCCCCGTTACGCCCCGCCATAATGCGGGTATGGGTAGGTTTACGGACACAAAAAAACCGCTTATCGGATGTGGGCGGCTGTCCGCCAGATGTATTCAGGCTGTCAAACCCGGTCGCCATGTGGGCGACGGGGGAAGCATACAGCCCCGTGATAATTTTTTGCAAGCGGTTTTTACGCATGATGTGACCCCTGACGAATACGGGCGGCGAATACAGCAACACAACCGGACGGGCAACGGCTACGCGCTTCGCGTTCCGTCCAGGCGGTTACGTGGATGATTTGAGATTCTCCGGCACTCAGTGCCAGAAAACGCCACACAAAGGCAGTTTGTGTGTGCGCCAGACGTGGGGTATGCTGTGTTCCAGCCATAATCGTTACTCCTGTTAACGGTTTGGTTAGACGCCCCGCTACTGCCGCAAACAGTTCGGGGCGTTGTCGTTTACATCCTCTTACTGAGGTGTGATTTAAATTAAATTCAACTGAATCACAGGTCAAGTGTTTTTTGTGATTCTTTTTTGTGTATACTGAATCACATCTTTTGTTTAGGAGAATGCACATGGCAAAAAACACTATCAACGACAAATCAAAACAGATTTCAATTCGTATCCCACATGATGCTTTTGATGGCATGGAATCCGTAAAACTGGACGGCGAAAGCAACGCCGGATTCATAGTAACCGCCATGCGCGGGGAGATCGCCCGCCGCCAGGCAGAAGGAAGCAGTGAAAATCCTCTGATTTCTTCTCTCGATGCATTGGCGCAAGTGGAAAAAATTGGTATTAAAGCTACGGAAGAACTCGGGCAACTTATCGCCATCGCTCGTGAAGAACTACAGCGCCGCAAGGCCAAAGAATCAGAATAATCACTATCAGCGCCGTGGTGTGAGGTATTACGGCGCATTGCTATGCAGGACAACACAATGACCGATAAAGAATTGACCAAAACATTATCACCAGCACGGAAAAGACGGCGCAGAAAGATAGAGCATGAATCAGAAAGATTCGCGCCATGTGCTTTTGCCCTTGAGCAATTCCTTAAAGAGTACAGGGAAAAGCGCTCATTGCAGGTATGGCAACGAACTGAACCAGACTGATTGCATTGCCCACCAGCCTGATAGCGGCTATCATCCCCGTGCTTATGTTTGGGATCACACACACAAACGGCGCAGCGTGTTATCTGTTCAGAAAGGCGGCTCCATTTCGGGGCCGCTTTTTTTATGCCTGAAAAACCCCAATTTTGTGGTTTTCCAGTCTCACCAGGGCGAACGAATCCCCGCCCACGTTCTGGCGTATATTCAATCTTCATGGTTATAGCTCTGTGTTCAGATGATTGATGTGTGGCGGCTGTGTGCCGCCAGCGTGATTAATGAACTGCCTTGCAGCTATCCTTCCAGGCCAGAACCTCGGATAAAGACCAGCCAACGGAACGACCGCCAAGTTTACGACGTGATGGGAATTGTCCGGCCTTTTCCAGGCGGTAGCGGCATGAGCGGCTAAGGCCTGTTAGCTTTTCGCATTCTTTTTCACGTATAAACCGATCAGTGCTTAACACTATTGCCCCCTTTCGTTTCTTAAAGAGTTATTTCGTGTTCTATTGCGTTGGGATGTGTCTGATTGTGTCAGGATGATTCAGAGTTGGCAAATGTTGAGGTCGTATGGTTTACAGAAACAGGAATAATCAGGATAAAATCATTTAAATTCATGTTAATACAAAAGCATAAAATATTGTTTCATGCCTTTTTTCTCGCTATTTAAAGAGTGATTCGCTAGTGTATAAAAAACCAGTAACACATTAAAAATCAGCCACTTATAAATCCGTACACTTTTTCGTCTCTTGTTCGTAGTTGTTCCGCATTGTTGCTCATTGTTGCATGTTGTATCTGTTCGCATATCCAGTATGCGCATACTGAAAAAACACGAAAAAAATTATTTTCTTCTGGCTACTGGTAGCGTGGTTACGTTTTCATGTGTTCCCGCCAGTATCCCTAACCGCTCCATCCACATATCCAGCGCATTGCGTTTAGCATCCAGATAACGGGAATGATTATAAACTCGCTGCATTCCTGGCATCTGATGACCTGTAAGCTGCTCCACGACATGCGGATCAACGCCTAAATCGTTCAGCATGGTTGTAAAGGTGCGCCGGATGTCATGCAGTGACCAGTGAGGATGATTAAGCCTCCTGTGCGCTAATCTTCCATACTGCGATACGCTGGCCTCCTGTTTCACTTCCCCCAGCAATAAGCCCGTGTGCCTGTTCTGCTCCACCAGCTGCGTGACGAACGGCAGGATCGCTTCCGGTATGGGCCGGAATATTGCGACCTTCGTTTTGCTGTGCTCCTTCGGAACGGTCCATAGCATTTCCGTAAAATCCCACTCCCCGATCTCCGATAGCCTCAGTTCTACCGTCCTGGCTCCGAAGACAATCAGGAGGCGGATTAACGCGACGTAGTAAGGGGAAAATATTTTTTTGTCCAGTGCCTGCAATAATTCGCCAAGTTCTTTGTTACTTAAGACACGTTCGCTTATATCCGGTTTTTTCCCAACGTCCGCCACGTTCAGATCGTCCAGAACGTTGCTGATTGCATAGCGCCGCCTACGGCAGAACTTAAGCGCCTGTTTGCACGCCTGTAGCACGAATCCGGCAGTAACAGGCGTTCGCTTTGCCACCTGGTCAAAACAGGCCAGCCAGTGCCGTAGCTCGCATTTATCCAGCGGCATAGCACCAATCTGCTGTATTACGTGATTATTAAGTCGCCTTTTCAGGGCGATATAATCCACGCGGTTTTCCTTTACGTAATACTCAAGCCAGTAGGTGAGCGCATCGCCAACCGTTACGGGCTTTAACGCTTCCTGTACGGTGTAATTCAT